GTTCGTGTCCCGTCAGATATTACTTCCTCCCAGTTTTTATGATTCCCCATTGTCCTTACCTCCTATTGATTCTTCTATTGCCGATATCCTTGCATCTACCTGATTTAACGAATAATTCAGTGTATCAGAAAGATTGTATAGAAAGCTCTTTAAGCTCTCTATATTCTGTTCATTTGACATGTTCTCTATATCTACATTTGGATAATCCAATTTAGCCACTTACTGCACTTCCTTCCTGTATCATTTGTGCTATCGAATATACTTTAACTGCGCCTTTTCCGGATAACCTCAGCTTGAAATGGTCGCATCGTTTTATTCGAACCGGCACCTGATATGACCGTTTTTTTGTTCCTGTATATTCCACCACCTTTTGCCAGTTTTCTGAATCATACATTATCTCTATCTTGAAATATGCATCTGCTTCTATCTCAAGCCGGATAACCAGCTCTCTGATATATTTATTATAAATAGAGTCAAGACCCATATCTCCTGTCACTGCATACCATTCCTGATTTTCTTCTTCCTCTCCAACTGGAATTGCTCCAGGATACCACTCTCCCGGATACATATACTGTTCTCCAAACCGATCATCCATCGGAGCTATTGGCATAAATATCTGTTCGTAATTAATTATCCAGATAGAGTTATTCTTATCTAAGAAATACAGTCCGCCATCTGAATATGCAAAGGCTTTCTTAATACCTTCATCTTCCTTTGTCCACATTCCCTTTGTAATGTCATACACATAAGTACAGTAATTACTAAATTCATCTCTCATGCAGACATAATATTTATCACGGTATCCTCCGGCAACTGCATCATAGTACATCTCTGTTCCAAGATTTCCAGATATCTTACTTGGCATACTTCCGTTATATGCGCATATACCATCCCGGCTTTTATAATATAAAACCTCATTTAATACAATCAGGCTCTTTTCCGAACCCAACTGAACGCCACGCATAGGTTTCCATGAAAGTTCATAATTACTCGGTTTATCACCAAATAATCTGTGCATGCCACCCTCTTTAAAAAAAAGTACACTACCGGAATAAGATATTGCACCGGTAAAATCCCCTTCCGAACCCACCGTTGCTGCGTAGCTGTCAGAGGACAGGCCCATATAACATCTCCAGTTCTTTGGGTCTCCTAGCTTGCAAGCATATATTTCATGATTTGTAGAAGAACACCCCCACAACCGGTTATCCATCTCAGTTACAAAATCCATATCCGGGACTGTCCTTGAGATGGTTATATTCTCACTGTTCGTAAATACTTTATTAATCAGACCCATCACAATTACATAATCATCTCCACAACCATACAGAATATTGGATGTGTTAAAATCATAATTGTTATAAATCTCTGCCCTTTTATCTACTCCACTGAATGTAGCAGCATCATATACTTTAAAACCTTTCCCGATACCTGGTGACTGTATCTTTACATAGGTTGTTCCTACGGATACCCATGCTGCAGAATTTTCACTCCATATTTTCATTACAACTGTATTTTCAGAAGTATCTATCCAGTATTCATATTGCGTTTTATCCGGTTCTGTATCACCGGTATATGTTTTCTTTTCAGGAAATACCGTTCCGTCCATTTTGCAAAGCGTAAAGGATGGCTTTGTTGTGGTGGTTACCTTATTTTCCATATCGGTTAATGTTTGGTCATATACGTTGTACATAACCTTATCCGGGAAGACACACAAATATGCTCCCATTCTTACAAATGTTCTTTCCTTATCCTTGCATGATTCCTTTAAATCACACGCTTCTGACTGGTTATAGTACAGCTTATTCTCTGTTACCCACACCAGCTTATCCGTGCCATACAGGCCTTTACAGTCTGTAAGGTCCCGCAATTTTCCTCTCGGTATTCTCGGAGACAGTATCGGATAATAATCCACCGTCATATTTTTCATATCCGAGAATTCCCCGTCTTGTATTCTTCCATTGGCATTGTAGCCGCCAAATGCACTCAGTACCTTGGTTTCCGACCTTGTACTTTGAAGTTTAGGTAATCTCATATGTCACCTCTCTAATACATTGTTGCCCTTAAAGAGCTTTTATGTGTCCGGTACCAGTAATTAGCAAAATCCTGGTATTTCTGATTAAACATAGCTGCTGAATTTGCGTATCTGTCCATTTCATTGTTATAATAATCAATCTGGCTCATAAGCCACTGGACATATAAATTGTCATATGGGGCAGGCACAAGAAGTTCTTTATCCATATCAGCTTCTGTATAAGGCTCTACCACTACATCCTCTTCACGTTCTCTTACGTTCAGGATTTCAATAGCAATTCTTTTATCCAATTCAGTGATCCAATCTAACTTTTCGTTATCCTCATAAGTATTTGGTTCCAGGTCATCCACCTTTGTTATTGCTTCATTTACCTTCATACATATCTCTCCTTCTAAAAAAGAGGCACAACAATGCTGTGCCTCTCCTCGTTTTAATGGAATCTCTTATTAGTTAAAAGCCTTTCCTTTTGCAATAAGTTCCTGCTGTCTTCTCATTGCAAGCTGGTCCATTTCTGTACTGTTCTTCAGAACCTCAAAGATTGGTTTCGGAATGGTTACCTCTTCCCCTCTTTTAATTCTGTAACTATGTCCATTTAAAGCTACAAAAATGTCTCCTTTTTCACCATCCAATGGTGCCATGAACTTAACTTCTTCTTTCCATGGATCAGCTTCTACCGCATCTTTTACCTGAATTTCTTCTGCTGCCTTGGTTTCTTCTGCTGCCTTGGTTTCTTCTGCTGCCTTGGTTTCTTCTGCTACTTTCGTTCCTTCTGTTTTTGTTCCCATACAGTTTCCTCCTAGTTTGCCTCTACGCTTCCGCTGAATTTTGATGTTGATTCAATACGAATCATATACTGTTCTATCAGACGTTCTGCCGTTTTAATTGCTTTCCATCCAACCGTTGAGCGCTGGTTCAATGGGTCATCACCCGCACCTGCCGGCTTGATAATCATCTGTAATGCTCCGCCATCAATACCGGTCTTTGCATACGCATGTCCTCCAAGTACTAATGTTCCAAATACTGCAAGGTCTGTCGGACATCCTACGCCTTTCCAAATTTTTGCATTTGAAGTAGATACAAAACGTACATTCGCAATCTTTCCGATTTCTCCTTTAAAAATTGCTTCTGATGCTGCATATTTATGTGTGTCAATCCATTCCTCGCTGCGCATAAGGTCATAGGCTGCGTATGGATGAATGATAGCTACATAAGAGTTCTGAATTTTTGGAGCATTCATTGCTTCCAGCATAGATGCGGCACGGAAGAAGATTTCCGGTGTCAGTGTGTCTGCTGCTGTTAACTGGGCTCTTGTTGCTCTGTCTCCAACAATTAATACGTTTGTGCCACCGGCCATAACGTCTCTTGTTACATTGTCCAATGTCAAACCTGCCTGAGCACCTAATATTTTTGAAGCCTGTATAACATTGTTGTCAATGGCTGTAAGGTCCAGCACGTCAGAAATTGTGATGTAATCTCCATACTGTTTTACTGTACTTGTAACTGTACTTACACTTAAGCTATTTCCATCCGGTGTCACACCTTCTGTAAGTGGTGTATTCGCCGGTTTCAAAGAGTCATACTTTCTGAACTCAATCTGTTTACCACCGTTTTTAGGAATCGGATAATCATCTCCAAACTGGTCATGCACCAATTCTGGGGATGCTTCTTCAATCAATTCCTTTTCGTAAAATGTTTTATTTTCTGCCGATAAACTGGATGTACCAGTTGTCTGCGTGTTCGGATTTGCAAAAAACTGCAAGATATTTCTGATTTTCATATAAATTCCTTTCTGAATTACGAGAAAGAAACACGTTCTCCTTCCAGTACTTTCTTCTCGTATTCTCTCATCTGTTCAGGTGTCAATTTTCTGACATCTACTTTCACTGTTCCTTGTGATCCGGAAGATGCTGCACCTTCAATTGGTCTTCCACTCTTTGAATTGATGCTTTTTACTACATTGTTTTTTGCTGTTTCTGCCGCCTGTGCCATTCCATATGTCATAATCTCATCATGGTGTGTGGCCATGTAAGCAGCTTCAATGCTTCCACCAACTTTAAGAATTGCCGTAAAGTCTGGATTTGCAAGTTCCTCATTAAGGTTAAAGTCCATGTTATACTTCTGTCTTAATGCATCCGCCTGCTGTGTCCACTGTGCATAAATCTGCTCGCCTTCTTTTTTCTTCTCCAACTGTTCCATTGCTTCTGTCAGTTTCTTGTTTTCCAACTTTACCCGGTTTACTTCCCGAAGCTGGTCTACGGACATTCCATGTCTTGCTGCTTCATCTTCCAGAAGTGCATTGTCCTGCTGTACTGCTCTTACGAGTCCTTCTACATCATCCGCTTCAAGACCATAACGCATAGCAAGCTCTCCCATGATTGGAGTCAGTGCATCATACTGTTTCTGCAAGTTACTGATTGTTTCATTCGATTTTTTTAATCTGTCCTTAACGATTCCTTCTGTACGCTTTCTATATGCGTCTCTGTAATCGCCCTTAATCAGTTCCTCAAAGGCCTTTTCTGTGTCTTCCGGTGTTGTCGCATCCTGCGACGTTCCAGCGTCGTCCTGGTTGCCTGTTCGACCGTCTGTGGCTCCGGCGTTGAGCCCTTCCGCCTGTCCTGCTGCTCCTTCTGCTCCGGTTGAAGCTGCGCCTGCCCCACCTTCTGCAAAGAACTGCAAATTAAAATACTTTTTTCTCATACTTTCGTCCTTTCCGAAGTGCCATGTTTTTTTCTTAAACCACTTGCACTATATCAATTTATTTTTTTTGCAACTCCCAATTTTTGCCACAAATGAAATATTTTTTGGGAAATTTTTTTCAATGATTTTATAGCCGTTAAAAATTGTTTCTAATACTACTTCTGTCTCTTTGGCCCAGTCCGTTATTTCCATTCTGCATCTCCCGGATTCTTCCATTTCCAAGACCGTAATTTTTACTTTTCCTGTTGCCTGCTGCTTTTGCAATTCCTCAAGAAGCGTAAATAAAAGGATACTGCATGCCGAGCACACAATATCCTTTCCTGCTTCTGCATAGTCAGCATGGCCTTCCATTTTTATTTCCAGCCGATTTTCTTTTTCTCTCACTCTGACTTTAAGCATATCTTTCTCCTATACTGACGTAGAATTTCTAGTTGCATGTGCCGCCTGGCTTGTTAATGAGCCATTGCTATTCCGATTCAGCACTGACTGGCTCTGTGCCATAGGTTCTTCTGCCTGCTGCATTGCAATCTGTGCATTTCCCGCTATTCTTTCTGCATAATTCGTTGTTCCTCCGCTCGACATATCTACTGCCTGTGCCAGCGCAAGAGCCTGCTGCTGCATCTGTAAGTAAAGGTTGTAATATGTCTGGGATTTATTTAATCTCTGCTTCACCTCGTCTTTTCCGTCAAAGTCCATCATATCCAGACATCCGATAGTCATTTCTGCATTCTGCGGATTAAAAAATCCAAGGTTATAGAATTGTAATGCAAGCTGATTCTGTGTCTCCCTGGTGTATGCGCTCTGCTTTGCTGGTACAACCTTAACATCGAAAATAGGGACTCTTTCTGACTGTTCCTGTCCAAATCCGGTATCCATTGTCTGTCCTTTTAATGTGCTATTGTCAAACGTCACATAGTCTGTCTGTCCGGTTTCTCCGGTAATTCTGAATTCCCTTGGCTCATCGTAAAACTGTCTGATAAGCTCAATCACCAGATAACATATCTTAGTAAATGCTCTATAATCTGCTCTGTTTGCATCCCTAGACAATTTGCCGGACGCTTCCTGGAGGCTGGCAATTCCGCTCGCTGAAGTAACATTAGAGGTCTGTCCCTGTGCTGCCGCTGTATTTCCCGACGTATCCTTCAATTCTTCAATTTTATTATTCAAAATGGTTTCATAAATGCCAGCCATCGGTGTCGATGTGATCTGTCGAAAAGCATCCTCTCCCAAGTTTCCGCTAAAGTGCACAAGTGACTTTGAAAAATCGCAAAAATCATTTTCATTCAGCCCCACATCGTCTCTGACCGCCCATCTTGGCTTTGCCAGTGACAATCCATTTTCAAGAATACCCTGCTGCATCTTATCTATGTATGCCTGTGTATCTTTCATGACATCCACATATCCAAATCCGCAGACACTGCTCTCGATTGGAAACAATACATCAAACACAAATGGATATAGTCCATGATCATACAGCCCTGTATATTTTAATTCCTCGTCATTTTCTGTCGCATAGAGCACTTTCCCATTGCAGAATTTGCAATAATGTAGCACGTTCTTTCTTTTAATCAATCCATTATTGTCTTCAAGTACAATCGTTTTTTTATAATACCAGTCTACAACCGCAACCTTCTCTGTATTATCTTCCGCATCCGTCTTTATGTACTGTGTAAGACTGATATCACTACCTGCCATTATCTCCTTATCTGGATAAGCAGCCTTTATGTCCTCTACGTCTTCCATGGATACATAGAATACATTCTTCGACCTCTGAATATCTTTTACTCCTGGTTCCCAGAAGAGATTCATAATATCTACATTTTTTATTGATATGTCTCCTAATCCATTGTCTTTTGAACTATCCCAGAATACGCCTGTTACACAAGTTCCATTTTTTAATTTATACCATCCGCAATCTGAATACGTCTCTTCAAATTCATTTCGTTCCAGTATAACCGGTATGATTTCTGATAAAGCCTTGGCTGCTCTTTCATCATTCTTTTCTCGTGGAAGCACATTTGCTTCTGGAAAATTGTCCATGATGTCAGCATGCTTATTGGCAAGTGCGTTGAAAAGCCATGCCGACCGTGGTTCTATCCTTTTCTCTGCTTCCTCTTCCTGTTCTTTTCTCGCATAATCCCAATGCCTTAATCTCCACCATTCCTCATTTTCCACAATTGTATTTTCAAGGTTCTTTTTTCCAGCATGATATTTTCTCAATACTTCTGCTGCTTCTTTCACATCGTCATCCGTGATCACATCTACCGTCCGCTCTTCCGGTATCTCTTTTTCTTCTGATTCCGTCTGAATTAATGTGTCCTGCTGTTCTTTTTCCTGTTGCACCGGTGCAACTTCTGTTATTTTTCCTTTTTTATAAGCCATCTCTCATCCTCCTAAATATTTAATATCTGTACTCCTTGGCTTCTTTTTTGCCCTTTGAACATATCTAGTGGGTCGAATGCCGGTTTTTTTTGTAATACATTTCCTCTTGGAGCAATCGGATGCTCCATGAGCACATATCTGCATTCATCATAGATGTGGTCTTCTTCTGTTGTGTCAATATCTTCCGGAATTGTCTCGCTATATGTAAGGTTTGGGATTGTTCTGATGAAGTTTCTGCATGTATTAAAAATTTGAAACATACAATCTCCCATTTCATCGAAGGCAAACCTATAGTGATACTGCATCTTTCCCGGCAGTCTGACATGGTCTCCGCCATGGAAGTATACAAAATTAGGGCTTCTCTCCATCATTCTGGCAATAGATTCTCCTCTTGACTCATCAAATATAGCCGGATCCGCTACACCTATGATTCTCTTACCTTTCAGCAATGGATTGTTTTCTTCGACTTCTCGAATCTTTCTTGCCTGTTCTACCGGATGCTCTTTTAATCCCTGATTAGCAATTCCATTCCAACCGTACAGCTCTGCTATCCGGTATATCTTTCCCCTTGTGTCTACTGCATACCATCCTACTGAATACGGCTTTGCATATCCGAAGTCGAACCCCCGGTATATCTTCCAGTGGTCCGGTATTTGAAATGGCTCAATCACATGCGTCCACATTCTGTCTTTATAATGATTTGGGTCATCTCTGAATTCTGTAAAAACCTGCCCGCTAAAGCTGTCCCATGAGCCATACATCAAGGCATTCCTCTCTGCCTCTGGCAATGCCGCCAGGTTTGCTAAATAATCCGGGTCATTCTCTAACAGTTTTTTATTGTCAAATACTGTGGCCGGTATGTATATCCTGTCTCGTAAAAGCTGTATCTTCTCACCCTGCGGATTAAGCACGCTGTACCTTTCCACAATCCTTGTATTTGGCGGTGCAGGCGTTACAAATCTCTGCTTAACCCATGCCATCCCTTTTCCATCCGGATTCGCTGTCGCTCTCATGTATACCCTTGTACCAGGTCCCATTGGTCTGTTACGAGACATCATATACTGATACTGCGTCAGTGAAAAATGTGTTAATTCATCAAATCCGATAAAATCGTATGCTTTTCCTTGGTAGTTGAAGCGGTCAGAGTCTCTTTGCATGTATCCGAAAAATATCTTTGCACCGGACTCAAACAGCCAGCGCTTTTTATTTTCATTAAATTTGGGGCGCTGCCCCTTCAGATTACCGTACAAGTCATAAGATCTCGTGATTAATCCTTCAAGCTGCGGCACTGTGTCTCGGAATATAATGGCTCTGTAATTTGGTATGTTTATCTGTCTTAACGCTTCCGCTAACATGGAATCTGACTTTCCGCCGCCTGCTGCTCCTCCGAACAAAACCTCATACTCCGGTCTTTCCATGAATATCTTCTGCTTCGGCTGTGGCATCCACGAAGCACTCATCTTCATCCACCTCCTTTACTGGTGGCAGGAATACTACTCCTTCGTTATCCTCTCCATCATCTTCACCCTTAAAGCCATGCTTGTCCAACCAGTCAATTGCTTTTTGAGAATCTTTCAGCTCTATTGTTACTCCATGCGCTGTATTCTTTACGGCTTTTACCGTTTGCCAATCTATCAAATCCGGATTTTTAATACTCACTCCATATGCCGATATATTTATAACATCTGATAAGTCAGCAAATGCAATTCTTGATTGCAGTTCCGCTACATCCTCTTCCTTTGGAAGCATCCTTTCCATCTTGTCTCGCCGGATTTCTTCCAAACGTTCTTTGATTTTAGGATTTTTTAGCTTATTATGCGCCGAAACGGCCGCCGACTGATAAGAGCAGTGATAAACACGCATATAGCTTCTTACTGCATTGAAAGATTTTGCATAATACTGGCAAAAAAGCTCATCTCTGTCTATTGCATCATCATCTTCAGGCGATTCTTTTTCTTCTTCTGTATATGCATTCTTTTTTTGTGTGCACACTTTTTTTCGCTTTTTGTGTGCACACTTTTTTCCACCGCCTCTTTCCCATCCGTATCGTTGCTTCCAGGACTTGACCGTATTCAGGCTGATTCCATATTTTTCCGCTATTTCTTTATATTTCATGCCAAGCATGTAATCATTTTCTGCTTCTTCATGTACTTCTCCCATC